ACCAGTGACTTTAACTGTGGTTAAGAAGCCTAGGTTCTGTGTGTGCGATACGATATCTTGTAAAATGTCTTTCATTGAAAGTTCTCCTGTATATTAAGATTATATTTAGATCTAGAGTAAAAAGCAACCGCAATTTACTCAAAGTCAAAAAGTTTTGCGAATGTGTTGTCACTGCGAGTTGAACTGATGTCCCATTCTAAGACTCCAATCAAATTTTCTAGCTTTTCATCGATGACTGCATTTTCCATCTCAGCATCGTTGAACGGAAGATCCTTAAACCATTGCGGTAGTCTAAGTTCGTCTACGGGATAGGCAACTGATGTATACCCCATTGGATTATCTTTGATCTTGCACACAATAACTTTTGCGCCATCTGTAATAGCTACAGAGTACTTGTCATCCATCATACGTTTTAGTGTATTCCAATTGAGACTTGCACGAACGTGTCCAGGCATATTGGCCTTGCCGGCTTTCTTTTCTTTGTCTCGATATTCACTAATGTTGTTAGCACGTTTTGGTGAACCCTTCTCCCATCCCGGACGAGTTTTGAACTCGGTGCGAAAATTAGTAATATATTCTAGCACTTCTTCTTTTCCAGCGCCATTGAGCACTCTAGTAAGCACCTCGCTGAGAAAATCTTGAATTACAACAGGAGTATCAGATCTTTTTAAATCAAGTCCCATTGCTTTGATTTTGCCAGGAGCACCCCCAGTGTCTGCTCTTTTTCCTTCTTTGTCGTAGTAGAGAACGGCATATCGTTTCTTGGTGATAAACAATCCTTTGGAAGCAACAATCTCGCGACCTGCTTTGATGACTTCTCCCCTACTTTTCGGGCAGTGAAACGCATCTTGCATAAATTTTGGGAAAGTTCCATTAACAGTTTCTCCTATAGTATCGTAAAGTTCAACAACTGATTCCTTGCTCCAAGGAATAGCCCCTTTCTCAATGTCCTTCTTTAACGTAGCATACGCTGAGAAGTAACAAGAGTCTGTGTCACCGTAGATGATCGCTTTGCCAATATGATCATTATCTCCGGTAATAATTTCATTTACTTTACCTGCCATATGACGAGCAATGGCACGACCTGTTAGTGTAGTTGATTGTCCAATACGGTTGTCAAAGAATCTGCAACCAGGATTAAGAATAGCACCATACAAACTGTTCAAATTAATCTTTTTGACCAACTGACGCTTGTCCCAGTATTCTTCTTCAATCTTGTTACCGGCTGCAATACAATCTTTTAGTTTGGCCTGCATTTCTTTACGTTCTGCATACCAACGTTTTAACAATCCAGGAATGATACCTTCTTTCTCGTAGGTAAAGATAGTGCCGTTAGCACTTAGCATCCAAGGCTGATTGCTTTCAAAGATTAGATCATAGGCCTGAGCAGCACTAAGTGTATCTACTCCGCCATCTTCCCAGTCGATAGTAATTTCTCGACCAACATTTCGTTCTAATACCGCGGCATATTCCAATGAACCAAATATGCCTTCCCAAGCGGATGCAAACGATTTACCTTTGGCAATTTCAGCAGCAATATAATCTTTAGTGCCATCTTGACGCAACTGACCAACAATAGTTTCCGGACCCATGTTCAGGGCACGAATTGCCGACGGATACAGTGAGTTAATATCTAACGAACCAATCCATTCGTGAATGCCTTTTTTGGGATAGGCCACATAAGCACCAGCGGCTTGATTACTAAAACCTTCTTCTCGACTTATTCTATTGGGAACAATCATTCCACGCTTGTGAGCTTCGTTGATAATGGCCTGTTCCGTAACTGCAACAGCACCCATTGTGGTCTGTAGTAGAACAGTACATTCGTGTGCCAGTGTGTTAGCAAGAGCCAGAAACTTTAATTTCTTGTCTAGCTTTTCCAACAGCATACAGTCTTGTCTGTTGTACTCGATGAATCTACGGAAATCGTTGTTGTATAACTGATCAAGTGTACCTTCGTACACAGTCTTGTTTTCACCAATTTCCATCTCACCGATAGCGTCCAGTCGATAGGTATGGCGTTCTTCATATGTGTACTTGCGATACAGTTCAAGACTGTCTAAGTGTACACGACCAATAAGATCGTACGTGACAGCGGCCTTACCGTATTTTTCGTACTCACGCTTCTTGGGAAATTGATTCCACAAACAAAAACGTCTTGTATCTTCTTTACTTAGAACTTTTGTTACACGATTAACTGTGTAAGGAATATCAAAGCCTTCTGAGTTCCAACCACTTAGTACATCTGCATCTTGTATTAGATCCAAGAACATGTCTAACATATCTGCTTCGTTATCAAACAAATACGTGTTAGGAAATTCTTCAACTTGCTTTTTAGCCTCTTCCATACTTAATGTCTTGGGAGGAATGGCCAAACAGACCATAGTCTGCATCCATTGTAGGTAGACAGCAATAGCAGTAATTGGCATAAATGCGTCCTCTGGTGATGCATAGCCACGTTCTGGATCAAAGTCTACCTCAATGTCGAACCATGCTACATTTAGTTTAGGTGCATCAACATTAAGGTAATTGTCTTCTAGACAGCGATAAATGGGATTGATATCGCTTTCAAAAAGTTTTTTGTTTGAATGAATTGCAAGTTCTTTGCGATGTTCTTTGACGTTTTTTGAACTTACTCGTGAAAGAGGTTGTCCAAAAATACTTGTGAATTTACCCTTGGCATCTGGGTAATAAAATATATGACGGGCAGGGTATTCTTTATAATGTCGTTCGCCTTTATCATTGCGTTCAACAACATTGATCATATCCTGCTCTCTATTATAGAAAGCGTCTACGTAACTCAAATTTTTCTCCTATGTCTTTTGTGGCAGACAAATACCGAATGTGCGGTTTATGGCCCAGCTTACCATCTATTGTATATTTAATTAATTATCATTCTAACGAGGCCAACAGTATCAATTGCGGTTAGCAAACAATAGTTAGCCAGCATACCAAAAGATTTCCTAGTCCAAGCAGCCCAACCGTACATAGCACAACCAAGAATCCAAATGGGATAAAGAGTAAGAAGCGGCGGAGTGGGGACTGTGACTGCCATAGTAATACTGCAACCAATACTAATAGCCCAAGCAAACAGCTCAACAACAAAACGAATTGGGTTAGACTTAAAGTCATCTTTAATCCATTGTATTGTTGGTCCGAATATTGTATTGATCATTCTGGTAGACGTTTAGTAACACCGAGAATCATTTCAATATCGTTCCATTCTTGCTCGTGATCTTTCCAATTGTCTTTGTGTGCAATCTTAATTGCCTTGTTGATAATGCTAGGCTTAATTTGTAGTTCTTCTGCAACTGCTTTAACAGTTTCTTTAAGACCCTCTGACAGATCTTCAATTTCGCGAATCACATTAGAGCCTTCGTTGATAAGACGCTCAAGTTTAGCTTTTTCTTCGGGACCGTACATTCTTGTAGACATAATTCTCTCCTATAGAACTATTATATAGTCAAAGAAAAAGCCGGTCAACTAATTGCCGGCTTTTAGATACTTATTGGAAGTATTATCTACGTTGCTCGCTGAGCACATCGTACATTTCAAATGAACCACCCATACGCTCATAGACCATACCAGCATAAACATCAGCTTTCATGCCTTCGCCAATCTTGGTTTTAGCAACACGTTGAGCCCAGGCCCACAATTGATTATCGACTGGATCGATCTGTTGTTGGCCACCACTTTCAACAACCAGTGCCATCATTTCTTTAAATGATAAATTAGATTCGATTGATTCTTTAACAGTCTTCTTTTTTCCAAAGAATTTTTCTTGAGCAGCACTCATTCCTTTCTTGCTAGCTGGTTTGTCGCCGCCCTTATCACCAGCAGCTTTTTTCATTGGCTCTTTCTTGTCGCCATCTTTGTCAAGATCTAAAAAGTCTGGCTTTGCGCCTTCGTCCATGATCTTGGCCATTTTCTTTTTCTTATCTTCTTTTTTCTTCTTGGCGTCAGCAGCACTTTCTTCTTTCTTGGCTTCTACCATCTTCATGAACTTGCTTTTGAATTGTGGCTCAATGCTTTCTACTTTCTTGCCATCTTTAACACGAGTTACTGAACCTTTGCCGTGTGCTTTTTCATAGTCCTTGCTGTCTTTGGCATGGGCTTTGTCAGCTGCTTTATCTTTTTCTTTGTCCGCAGCTGATTGTGATTTAGCCTTGCTGGCAGGTTCCGAATGCGGTTCATCACTGAAGCGATTGGGATTTTGTGTGTGTTTGGTTACGCCTTTTTTCGAACGATCAATAGTTCCGCCAGTAGACGATTTTTCTTCTTTAACTTCTTCGTCTTTCTTTTTCTTGGCTTCTGCAACATAAGTTGTTTGTCCAGCTAGAACACGAAGTTGTGCATCTTCGTTGAGTTGCACAGCTTTGTCTAACACAGGGGCTGCAGGAGTTGTCGGAGGTGCTTCCATTCCGTCAAGTTTGCTTAGTATTGCTTTAAAGTCCATTTTAGTTTCCTTGATTTTTTCTGTTCAGCCACTGTTCTTTGAGGCTTTGTTTAACTTCGTTTTGTAAAGATTCTTCAAAATCTCTAGGTCCCGATTCAACTTGACTAGCTGCCATTTTTTCATATTCCATATAATGATATACAGAACTAATATAATCGGCAGCCTTGGTAATTTTTGATTGCACCCAGCCATCTAATTCGTCGTTTTCTCCGATTAGCTTAAACAATTTGGCAGAATACTGATTGAGCTTATAAAGCTCAGCTCTGGCCATTTTGGCTTCGTGATCGTCGACTGGTTGTTTTTCTAGGTCCATAAGTATATTTATCTTCTTATAATAGATTCTTCGGAAGTCTTAGACTTCTTTTTAGTAGTTTTATTCTGTTTAAAACTGCCGCCAAATAGTGTACCTACATTAGAGCCGGTACCCCCTTTGATCAAAATAGCCCCCATACCGGCACTTGTAGCACCTGCTGTAGCTGTTTCTAAAAGTTCTTTGATTTTCATACACTTATTTATTTTTTTTAGCACGGCCTGCTTTCATATTAGCTAGCCAGTGTGCTAGTTGTCCTTTGCGCCCGCCCTGTTTAGCAGTTTTACGTAGACTACTTACACTGGCTTTGGTGTTAATACCGTGTCGCTTGCTGTCGCCTTTGTCCTGTGGATTACGACCATCAGCAAAGTTTTCATCCACAGTTTCTTTGTAAGGGCGTACCCAAGTAAATCTAGTACTTGCCGGCACCCATTTAAGTCCGAGACCTTTGTTGCCTTTGGCAGGATCAGTATCGATTAGCAGCCAGTTCTTTTCATCGCTGAATGGTACGCTGTGTTGTTTTTTAAGTATGCGAACAATTTTTCCGCCGTCTTCAATCTTGCCCATCATGGCATCTTCATTCTCAATGCTTTCACCGCCTCCGCCTTCACCACCGGAACTATCTCCGCTATATCCAGCATAATAACCATAGCCGCCATAAGGTCCTGGCCCGTAGGCAGCATACCCAGGTCTGCGTCTGCGTTTTTTTCTTTCAACTATAAATTCTACAGCTCTCATTCGTGAAATTGATAATCGTCTTGATAATTGTCTGCTACACTAAAACTTGAGCCGCAACCGCAGGTTGTTTCTGCATTGGGATTTGTTATCACAAACTGACTGCCTGATAGGTCTTCTTTGTAATCGATGCCAGCACCCTGTAGGTACTGCATGCTCATGGCATCAATCAACACTATGAAGTTGCCTACAGGAATTTCAAAGTCGTCAGCATTTTGTTCTTCGTCAAGAGTAAATCCGTAGCTCATACCACTACACCCACCACCTTGAACAAACGTACGAAGTTTGAGATTTGGGTTGTTTTCTTCACTAAGAAGATCTGTAATTTTAAATTGAGCACTTTCTGTAATTGTAATCATAATGGTTTTTCTCCTGTTAGGTACGGTAAACTAAACCATAATTGAAACCATTCTGGCGTGCCTGGTTTGATATTGTGTTTTTTCATCAGTTCACCTTTTTCATTGCCTGTAATACTTATATTGCTGCCGTCGTAGAGTTGATAGCCTTTGAATTCATTAATGCCTGCTAATCTTTTGATCTGTTCCAGCTCATCCATATTACATTCCGTCGCCTACAAGGTCTCCTGGTTTAGCTGGTTTGTTTTTCTTAGAACCATCATTACGCCATTGACCTGCTGGTCCTTCCTTGTGTCCAACCTTTGCACCAGCAAACGGTATCTTAGAAGTTTCCTCTACGCTTTCTGTAGCTGTTTCGCCTGTAATAGAAACAGTCCATTGCTTGCCGGTTGATGCTGATTTTTTAGCAGCCCAATCTTTTAGCTGTTGATAGTGGGCTTGTTCACGATTGTCGTCGGCATACCGCCCTCGACCTTTAAATACTTTCCATTTCTTGCCGTTGATATAAACAGCAAAATTGTTTGGAGGTTCTGTGTTACCTTCGTCCCAATCTTCAGGATCTCTTACTCTTTCAGCCACACTCTGCTCACTATATCGGTTTGTTTCTCCAGCAGCTCTTTTTTCAATTGCTGTGATTACATCATTAAACAACTCAAAAGGATATCCGTATTTTTTAAAGAATCTTTCTATTATTTTATATTTTGTAGATTCTGGCGCTTGATCGTACTGTACAAGTCGAGTAATATTATCAAATTTATTTACAATGTCACGTACTAGTGATGAATAATCATCACCATACTCTTTCCAGCCAACACCGTGCCCTATTCTACCTGCTTTTTGGTATTTTATTTTATTTCTATCAGCAGCTGCCTGGCTAAAAGCCTCCGCCATATCCATCTGTTTGTTCTTATGCTTTACATCACCTTGCTTTTCGGCCTTCTTTTTATCTTTGTGTTGTCCAGCTTTGCCAGCCAGAGATGCATTCTTAGCCACAAAGTTTCGGGGCTTTGATTCTTTTTTAAGTTCTATGATAAATTCTTTTGCTTTCATAATTAACCTTTTATTCTAATCCGTATCCATCACGAATAGCCATTAATACTTCGCTTACACTGGCTGCTGTTGTTGGTAATGTGTCTTGTTCGCCAATGTCTGGCCGATCACCTTCCCAAGTACCTAGTGCGTAGGTAAACATACCGTCTCCTTCGTTGTCAATCATAACCATGTAATATTGACTTTCATCTTCTGCACCTTTGGTACTAAACATAAAAGCGTCGTCACCTTTACGCTGTGCTTTCCACCCCATTGCTTTCATTGCACCACTGATCTTATTAGCAACTTCCGGCCACGGCAATATATTGCCTAACGATGCTTCCGCCACACCTTGTTCAAGCCAAGGCTCAAGTCCTTGACGAACAGCAGAAAATACTTCCTCAGCATCACCACTTAGTCCTGCCGGCAATCCAGTTTTAAACGATTCAAAGTCATTTACAATAGCAGCAGCCCGCATCTTGCTTGCACTCATGCCTTCAGCACCTTCTGCATCGGGATCTCTAGCACCGCTTGATACAATTTTGATTGATTTGAGATTGTAATCAACACCGTTTTGTTTATTAAACAATTCTGTAAATGCCGGCACACGATCTGAGCCGCATACAAAGATAACATTCTCAAAGCCTTGATTTTCTAAATTTTGAAGAATTCCAATAGCAGTGCCTACGGAAGTGTCCCCAATATCGATATTGGGAAATGCCTGCTGTATGAACCCCAGCTTGATATCAAAGGGCAATGGATTTTCCAACCTTGTTTTGTTCTTGCCTGTGGGTTTATGAGTTTGCGACACGAACAAGTAATGAGCATCGGCTTTCTGTTTCAAGACAGCATCAACTACCTTTTGATGGCCGATCGTGGGAGGATTCATCCTGCCGAATGCAACGGCTGCTGTCTTTCCCGCCTGCTCAAAAAGTTCTAGAAGCTTCATTGATCGTAGTCGCCTTTTTCCATATGCTTTTCTTGTTCAGTGGCTATCATCTTTGCCAACTCTATCAGTTTTTCTTTGGGGAATTTGTCTTCAGAGCTTTCAATTTCAAACTTTTCACAGTATGCTTCTTTACAAGATTCTAAAGGCCGTACATAAATTTTGTAGGCATCGGGATGGCCTCGATGTTCTTTATGACGATTTATAGCAGGGAAAAAGTAATTTTTTAACACAGCATCGTCATTATCGATAAAGAATTTTAAGTCGTTGGTCCAGTCTACGTCTTCTTGTTCTGAAGTAGGTGCCCCTATTGCGCTAAACATTTCTCTTAATAACATTACCAGCTCCTGCAAGACCAATATCTAGCCTTGTGTCTAGGTCCCGGATTGGCACAATTGTGTCTAGCACGGAAACTTTTTCTACGTGCTGGATTTGATTTCTTAATACGCATTTTTTTATCGCCAAAGTTTACTTTGACAACATTGCCCTGCGGATTTTTCACATATACTTTAGATTTCTTTACATCGCCAGCCATCTTCTTGCCCAGCTGAACTTCTCGACCTTGATACTTGGCTTCATCTACATCAGCATCTTCTTTGTATGCTTTGCTGTATTTGTCTTTAAGTGCGCCAAGTTCTTTTTGGCTAGCACCATCGCGAGCTGCTTGTGCCGCTTTGGTCATGTATTCTTTACCGTGTTTCTTAACTCCGGTATAGTATTGAAGACCACTTTCGTCGAGATTCTCGCCCATCTTCTTACAGTCATTGGCACCTACTCTTCTATAGCCTTTCCAGCAGGCCCTGCCGCCTGTGCCCTTGTCTTTGCCTTCTACAAGTTCACCTTCGAAAAATCGTACGCCTTCGTTGGTCAGCATTTCTAGGGCAGTGTCATCTAGTTCAACCACAATACCGTCTTCTAAAACTTCTACTACGTGGGTAGAAATTTCAAAATCAGGACTAAAACTGATACCGAACTCATCTCCAATTTCCGGTGTATTAGATTCTTCTAAATTTTCTAGTATAGATAATTTGTCTAAAAGGTCTCTCATAGTATTCCTCGAGGTAATACTATATTTATCGCTTTGGAAATTTTAGTAATTATAACGAACTTGCGTTATTGTGCCTTCGATCAGTCTATAACCTAGACGAATCCAAACAAAATTACCGGTGAAGTTGCGTATTTCGTTGGTTGCAAGCGGTGTGCTGTCTAGTGATTCTAGGTTTTCTGCCGAATCGTCATAGATAACATCTACCCAATCACTGTCTCCGGGATAAAGTTCTAGAGAACCCTGTAGTTTAACTGATCCTTTGAAGTTGTTAAATTCAAACATCACTGTATGCAGTCCGCCATTCTTTCGATGATAGCCTGCTCCTTTGAATTTATCAGTGAATACATAGGAAATTCCCGAAGTACCATCCCAGGTTTCGGTGCTAGTTGACGATAATAAAATAATGCTTTCAGTGGCCATCTAGTATTTATCGACTACTATGTATTCATAGACCTTGCCCAACACCTGTGAATCACGCATTTTCAACATCAACAAGGTGTTTGCATCTTCAACATACATATATCTTCGATCCCAATACCAGTCTGTATTTTGAAACCAATATTTTACAGACTCTGAAATTAAAATTCTATTTTGTTGGGTACCTAACCAAGCAAGATAGTTGTTTTTTGAATCTCTATTACCTTTCAATTTATGCGGTAATAGATAAATTTTGTATCTGTACTTGTTATGAGGTAATTTTTTTGTTAGAATAAAATCAGTATTTTCCAGCAGTGCTAAATTATTTCCTGTGGGTGCGTATCTATTTACAATAATAGATTCAAACTTTGATGATATTGTATCAAATATATCTGCATCGTTTGCATACAAATCAATAGTATTAGATTCAATGCGTTTGGCAAAGTCTTGTTGATTTAAACTTGATAAAAATGTAGTAAGCTCTAAAAAAGATATTTTATTTTTTAGAGCTTTGTGATGCGAAGAAAACACACTTTTAGTGTATGTTGACGGACTTGTAAGAAAATTAATGGTTTCATTATACCCGAGTAGTCTATACAAAGACACACCCGGGCAAAACAGTGTAATTTTATACAACCATTTATTGTAAAATTTCCTTTTGGTAAGTTTAGGTTT